TGCCGCAGTAAGTCCTGACGGCGCAAAAGACAAAAAGGCCCGCCCATGAGGGCACAGTCGCCACCAAAATCAAGCCCTGACGTGAAAGCGCCGGGGCTTTTGTCATTCAGGCGCGTACCAATAGCATTGATACGGCTGCGCTCTAGGGCGCTCTTTACCATCAGCCTAATCGGCACCAGCCAAACATCCGAACGGGCGTCACTGGCATCAATAGGCGCGCTGCATAATCGTAAGCAGAAAATGCCAAGTCCTGAGCAATCAGGCCATCCGGGGTAATTGCCGGATGCTGGATTACAAGCCCTTGTGTAGCAATACACCGGGGCTTTTGTCGTTTCCGGGTAGCTCAATGGCAGAGCGCCGGTCTCCAAAACCGAAGGTTGTAGGTTCGAGTCCTACTCTGGTTGCCATTTTTGGGGTCAGTACACAGTCATCAAGGGACCGCTGCACGCGCTGCGCAGGTTGCCGCACTTAGACACACTGAGCCCCAAACCTTCTCTCCGCTGCTGTAATGCAGCTTACGCCCGCCCGCAGTGATGTTGGTGGGCTTTTTTACAAGGTCACCATGAAAACCATCTGCATCAGCCAGCAAGACGACGGCACCTTCTCCGTGTACGAAGAAAAGCCAGAGGGCGAGGCCATGGGTGAGCACCAAATGCCCGACGGCTCAATGATGGAGGGCGATTCGCACGGCGCCCAGCAAGCTGCGAGCCTGGACGAAGCCCTGGAAGCCGCCCGGGGAATGCTGAGTGCAGACGCACGCACGCCGGAAGAACAGGTCATGGCCGGGTACGGTAAAAGCAAAATGCCAGCGAAACCCAGCCCACAACAGGTTTTTGGAGGCTGATCACATGAGCAAAGTCGCCATCACACTGATTGACCAGCCCGACGGCCAGGTGGCAATTGAAATCACAGTGACCAACTTCGACGAAACCAGCAACGCCATCGGCCTGGGTGAGTGTGTGCAGGCGTTTATCGGCGAAGTAAGCCAGCAACGCCCAAAGGCAGAGCAAACCGCATCGCAGTTGTACTGCGGCAAGGAGTTTCTGGCGGCTGCACCGAAGATTGAGATGGTGAAGTAATGGCGCTGACGGCAAAACAAGAGGCGTTCGCGCAGGCTATCGTGTCCGGGATGACGCAATCTGATGCCTACCGCACGGCTTACAACGCCGGCAAGATGAAGGCCACAAGCATCAACGTCAACGCAAGTAAATTGTGTGCGGACGCTAACATAGCGCAAAGGGTCGCCGAACTTCGCATTCCAGTCGCTGCTGAGGCTCAGGAAAAGATGGTTTATGGCTTGGTCGAAGCCATGAACGAGGCGGCAGAGGCTCTAGCGGTGAGCCGGGGCGTGAGGAACGGCGGCGCGATGATCAATGCTGTGACGCTGCGAGCCAAGCTCAACGGGCTGCTGATTGAGCGCAAAGAGATCAAGCATTCGATGCTGCATGACTTGGATGATGACGCGCTGCATAAGCTTCTGGTGCAAAAAGCCCGCGAGGCAGGCATTGCACTGCACTGCACTGAGCATGGATGATATTGAGGCGATGCGCCCGAAGGTGGCGGTCGGTCTGATTTTGACTGAGATAGCCAGGCGCCGCGCAGAGAACAGGCTGAAGCATTACGCGCCGTACCAAAAGCAGGCCGATTTCCACACGGCAGGCGCCGACCCGGTGACAAGGGAGCGGCTGCTTATCGCCGGTAATCAGCTTGGGAAAACCGTAGCGGGCTCGTTTGAAGCAGCCATGCACTTGACCGGGCTTTACCCCGACTGGTGGAAAGGGGCGGTATTCGACGACCCCACAACGGCCTGGGCAGCGTCTGAGACAAGCCAGGGCACGCGCGATACGGTTCAGCGCCTGCTGCTTGGGCCTGTCGGGAGTTGGGGTACGGGTGCAATCCCGCTGGACAAGATTCTGGACATCAAGCGGGCTGCGCACGGTGTTGCGGACGCAGTTGAAACCATACTGGTGCAGCACACAAGCGGGGGAACGAGCCGAATAACGCTCAAAACCTACGACCAAGGGCGCACGCGCTGGCAGGGTGAGACTTTGGATTTTGTCTGGTTTGACGAAGAGCCACCAGAGGACATCTATATAGAGGGCTTGACACGGACCAACGCCACACAAGGCATTGTCTGGGTGACGTTCACGCCGCTGAAAGGTATTTCGGACGTAGTAAAGCGGTTTCTGATTGACAAGCATGTTGGCACGCAGGTGACGACGATGACGATCCACGACGCCGCGCACTACACGCCAGAGCAAAGGGCCGCCATCATAGCCAGCTATCCCGCGCATGAGCGAGAAGCAAGGTCAATGGGCATCCCGACACTAGGCAGCGGACGGATATTCCCGGTTGACGAGGCTTCAATTGCCTGCGACCCGATACCGATCCCTGCACATTGGGTGCAAATCGGCGGGCTGGATTTTGGCTGGGACCATCCAAGTGCAGCCGTCAAACTGGCATGGGACCGTGACAGTGACATTATTTATGTGGTGGCAGCGCACAGGCAGCGCGAGCAAACGCCGGTCTTATTCTCTGCAACTATCAAGCCTTGGGGCGCATGGTTGCCTTGGGCTTGGCCGCATGACGGATTGCAGCACGACAAAGGCTCTGGCGAAACGCTGGCCAATCAGTACCGAGTGCAGGGACTGAAGATGCTCAAGGACAAAGCAACCCACGCACCAAGCAAAAACGAGCCAGAGGGCACGGGCGGCAACGGTGTCGAGGCCGGAGTTTTGGACATGCTGGACCGCATGCAGACCGGCCGACTAAAGGTGTTCAAACACCTGCACGACTGGTTTGAAGAGTTCAGGATGTACCACCGCAAGGACGGCAAGATCGTCAAGGTGGACGATGACTTGCTCAGCGCTTGCTTACATCCTGACACGATGGTCATGACTGATAAGGGTTCTAAACGAATTGTTGATCTGGTTGGTACTAAGGGGAGGGTTTTAAGTATTGACGGGCTGTGGGCTGATTACAAGAACTGCCGGTTGACGAGGCGGGGGGCGTATTTAGTGAAGGTGATTTTTTCGGACGGGTCTGAGATTGAATGCACGCCGGACCACAAGTTTTTGACTACTTGTGGGGAATGGGTTGAAGCCCTTTACTCTGCTGGTGTCGAGTGTCATAATGCCGTATCTAATAGGAGATACGAAGCATGGAAGAAATCATCTACAACGGCAAGCGATACACCCGTTTTGGAAAGTATTTTAGGAGTGCGAGAAAGTTTCTACATCGGGCTATTTGGGAGGATGCTCACGGACCCATTCCAAAGGGTGCTCACATCCATCACAAGGATGACGACAGGGACAACAACGACATTGGGAACCTTGAGTGCAAGGACGGCGGGAAGCATCTTTCAGATCACCACACAGGACATACCAGACGCCCCGACGCAGCCATTGCAGCGCAAGCGATTTGGCGTGAGACAGGCGCTGGTAAGGCTTTTCTGCATGAAATGGGTGTGCGCAACCACCACTTCATGCGCAATGACGCTGAATTCGTTTGTGAGTGCTGTGGCAAGAGTTACGTCACACGGGTCACCGGCGGCAACAGGTTTTGTTCCAACGCTTGTAAGTCCAAACAACGCCGACGGGACGGAACAGATTTGGTGCCAGCGGTTTGCGGAGTATGCGCAAAAGATTACGAAACAAACAAGTTCAAGACAAGCCCAACGTGTAGCCTCAGTTGCGGACGGAAGCTCTGGCTGGCAACGCCGGAAGGGCAATCACACCTTGAGCGTCTTGCGAGTACAAAGCGCCGGAAGCAGTGATGTGTACTGCATGGAAGTGCCGACTACCCATGCGTTTGCGCTTGAGAATGGTGCTGTGGTTCACAACTGCCGCTACGCCATGATGATGAAGCGGTTTGCCACGGTAAACCAGGCAGTCAAACCCCGACGCCACGGCGCCGACTACGCACCACGAGACACCGGCCTGGGCTTGTAGCCAGCCACCAACACAGCCCGCTCATGTAGCGGGTTTTTGCATTTAAGGACAACCATGATACAAGAAGTCTACGAAGGCGACAAGCGCCTGAATATCACGGCGACAAATACCGCGCTGGTCAGCGGCAACCTGCTGGGCGTGCTTGTCGCATCGTCAAGCACCGGCACGCTGAAGTTTGCGGATGTGGACGGCACTATCGTCAACACAATGAGCGTGGCAGCCGGTACGTTCTACCGCATCCCCTGCCGATTCCGTGGTGGCTTGACCGTCACGGTCGGCGGCACGCTCGACGCGACCATCTTCTACAAGCTGTAATTGATGCAACAGGACACGCCAGATCAGCAGGTAGACGGGGCAGCAGAAGAGCTGCGCGTCCGAATCCTGGACTCGCTGGGCCTGAGCCTGGCTACAAAACGCAAAGAGGCGGTTGACGCCAAGGCGGCAAGTGGGATTGAAAACGAGTGGACTGGCGACGAAGAGTTCTACCAAGGCTATGACGACGCCAACAGGCATGAGTTTGAGAACACCGCGTCCAAGCCATCGACCACGGGCGGCACAAAAGAGCCGGTGAGCAGGAAAACCGGCTCGACCATCTTCCCGAACATCACGCAGCCCTATGTCGATGCAGTAGCAGCCCGCGTGGGCGACATGCTGCTACCGACGGACGACCGGAACTATGCACTGGAGCACACCAAGATACCGGACATGCTGGAAGGCCCACCGGAAGTCGAACAAGCCGCGCCGAACATGGACCCATCTGGCGCCCAAGTCCCAGAGCCCGTGCTGTCAGCCATCGAGAAAGCCAAGCAGGAGTTCACCCGGTACAAAGCCGAGGCTGCACGCCGAGCAGACAAGGCAGAGGACCGCATTGACGACTGGCTGCAAGAGTGCCAATACCATGCGGAGCTACGCAAGGTGATCGACGAGACCACAAAGCTAGGCTCTGGCGTCATCAAAGGCCCGGTTCCAGTCAAGCGCAAAACGACAAGCGTATGGCAAAAAGGTAAAGACGGCATATCGGCTTTGGTGATGGTGGAAGAAATCAAGCCAGCAAGTTTCCGGGTTGACCCGTGGAACCTCTTTCCGGCGCCGGGTTGCGGCGAGTCAATCCACAACGGCTCCCACAT